CACAGCTATGTCCGAACCATGCGTTATATCGATGCATGTAGCAGGAGTGGAATCTTCCAATTTGGGAGCTGGTGTCGTTGTCACGTACGAAGCTCTGAGAGCTGCTTTGGATGCCTTTGATGAAGAGCATGTGCTCCAGACGGCAGTTGTGATTGAGACCCCTTTTGAATTTCCAATTGTTAGGACTGAACCCTATTTGAATCAAGTTGGTGCCACTGCCCTTGTTCGTACTGAAGAGCATGGAGAGATTTGGCCCAATAAGGTCAGACCGGCAATGCTAAGACCAACTTTGGTTGATGGTGTTCTAGTGGACCCCAACGTTGAGGCGCGAAGGACTATAGGAAGAACTATGGCTCTTTTTGATAGAGCTAAGTTGACTAAGGTCTCTGATTGGGTTTCATCAAGGATTATATCTGAGATGGGATTGTATGACACACCTAAAGTCTTGAGCTTTGAGGAGGCGTGCTCTGGTTATGGCAGTATGCCTTCACTTAGTAGAAGTTCATCTGCAGGTTATCCTTTGAATTTGAAACACAAAGGTAAGTCAGATTTCTTTGGGAGAGACGGACCATTTGATTTCTCTTCTCCAGATTGTGCAGCACTCAAGTCTGAAGTTCTACATTTCATTAATGAAGTTAAGAATGATAGATATCCAGAAGCCATATTTATGGATTTCCTTAAGGATGAACCAAGATCCTTTGAGAAGTATTATGCCGGAAAAACTCGCCTTATTAGTGGTGGACCTTTGGTCTTAACTATTGTTATGAGGATGTATTTTGGGTGTCTTCTCTCAGAATCTACAGATAAGAGGATAGTGACGGGTAATACAGTCGGTATAATACCGTACACTGAGTGGGGTAATCTGTTATTCAGACATCAATCTGTTGACAGAGGCGCCTACTCAATAGATAACGATTTCAAGGCCTTTGATGGTTCTCAGGAGAGTTTCCTTATGGAGACCGCTTTTCTTCCTTATAGCAGAAAGTTTTATTTTAATGCAACGGAGGAGGAGGATAGTATGAGAGCTAAGATCTTTAGTTATGTATCGCATCCGAGTCACATCACCAATCATGGTAATGTAGCCGTTGTGTATAAGCTGGATGGATCTAATCCATCAGGTCAGGTTTTGACAACGCTTCTCATGAGTTGGTGAACCAGAATGTATGCACTTATGCATACTTGGAGCACGACTCTGGGGGAGATATATCTAAGTATAACAAGTCCTTGATGGACGAGATAGTGCTCTCTGTTTTTGGAGATGATAACATAGTCACAGTCAGCAAGAGAATTGCCGAACGCACAACACCCAAAGATGTAGGTGAGGTACTTGCGGCAGTTGGTATGACTATAACCAACTCTAATAAAGGCTTGGAATTGGGAACTGAGTACAAACACATACTGCAGTGCAAATTCCTAAAACGTTCCTTCAAGATATTACATGAGGGTTACGTGGCTGCTCCACTCGAGTTGGACTCTATCTTTCAGCCATTGAATTGGTGTAAGAAATCCGCCAGCAAGGACGAGCGTAGGCTCACAGTTGAGATGTGTCTCGGCGAACTTAGCTTGCATGGTAGAGAAGTCTTTGAACAGTGGGCACCCAAGATCATAGAGGTGTGTAGACCAATTTATGGTCACTTGGTGAGAACTAGGTATGAAGTTGCTCTGGCTGCAATTAAGTCAGAGGAATTTTCATATTAGTACTCACCCAATGGGTTTAGCTTTTTAGCTGAGGAAGGTCACCTCACCCGCAAAGACCAAGACCTTCGGGGACCTTGTATATATGTATATTTAATGATTGTATACCGGGGATTCATTTACAATACAATATGGATTCTTCTTCTTCTATCAATAACAACACATCAATTAACACTACTATGACAGCCGAAGCTACCACCACTTTCTTTGATGATGGTGCTAGTGAAGTGGCCACTTTTTCGCATGAAGCCCGCAAGGATGATATCGAGATCCGATTACAAGGAATTAGAGATTTTCTTGCGAAGCCATACTTGATCAATGCTACAACAGCGTTGTCAACATGGACCACCACAGACTTGTTATCCGCATCTTTACTGTCTATTG